TTTAGATAAACTAAAAGAGTACCCTCTCTTCGTAGCTGCTCTTGTATATATACCATACAACTTACTATCAAAACTTGTTGCTTTATGAGCGTCCCTTATACAACCACAGGATTTGATTACACCATTTGCTACTCTGTATGCAGATATATCTTTAACCACTCCACATCTACACTGAAATTTCCATATAGAACGATGGTTCTTGTATTCTACAAAGTAAAGTGCCTTAAGATAAAATGTCTCTAGTCCGGTGTAATCTTTCCTATTGTGCGTAGGTTTACTTAGTGGCTTTTTCAACACTTCTCCCTATTCCGTATATACCTAAAAACCCACCTGCTATTTTTACTAACATATTGTTAAAAGGGATAATCTCGAAAGCCATTGCTATTAATATACATACCATAGCTAAGCTAGTGAGAGGTCTATGTGATTTACTTAACCAGTTACCATACTGCTGCTCCGAGATAGCTACTTTACTATTAGCCTCAATCAACTTACTCTGCAATTCCAATGTTTTAGTAGCTACCTTGGATTCGATCTCAGCCAGTTTATTCTTTAACTCAGCCATCTTAGCCTTTGCTTCAGCCTCTTCCTCTCCAGAGAAGTGCAGGTCATCTATCAGTGTAGTAGCAGGTCCGAAAAGGTCTCCTATAAATGAAAAGAGGCTCATCGAACAGCCTTCTCACAAAGAGAACTAGATATCCCCGTTAAACGAGATGCGTTTTTTATTATATACACTGATTTATCTTTCTTTACTTCTGCTAATGCCAAGACAAAACCGTACATGCAGTACGCCTCATTTAACTCTTTACGAGCCTTTTTTAGTCCCCTCCTTCCAAAAGGATCACATCCTGTAAGTAGTAATATTAATAATAAGTATTTCACCATTGTACTCTCCCATATTCTATAATAATTTGATATATTAACAGTATTGTTATTATCCAATAAATCATCTCATCCACCACCACTTTATAACCTCGGCTACTATTATGGAACCGGGAATTATTATAACTGCTAAGGCAATGGTTAATTTAGCTGCGTTTTTCATTTACCCTCCCTTTCAAGACATCTAGCTAATACACTATTTAAAGGTGCCTTTGTTATTTCTCTATAGTACCTAATACAGGATATTAACTTAAACCTACATACTTCTTGTGATTTTATTATTACATGAGGTAAGGCTCTACTAGAGTTTACTGTACATGCTAATACAACTATCTTTAACATTTCTATAGGTATATTATACATTATTCATTCTCCAAATTAAATACCCACACCATTCACTATGACTTCTCAAAGGTATTGTCTCTTCTTGTCCTTTATAACCACATTCGCATTTTGAATAAGAAGCCTTCTTAGCAAGCTCCTCTTCTTCATAGTCCTGCCATAAAAGTTCAAACTCTGTTAACAATTCTTCATCTGGAGTAGGTGGTAATTCGTCTGTCATAAACCATCTATCAGTAGCCCTATGATAGGCATCCATCTGCTGATCAGCCGCAACTTTAACAGCGTCTAAAAAGGGGGATTTATGCCTTCCAGTACGGATTCCATGCATTACATTACCATCGTCATTAAACCACCTTGTAGCCATCACCTAACCCTCCACCTAGCACTATAACTTAACTTTCTTAACTTGTCCATATAAATCGCAACCTTTGTCTTTTGAAACCATTTTAATTTACATTCTCCCAGATTCTGTTTAACAGATTCTAAGCACATTACACCATATAACGTAACAATCTTATTGTCAATATCCACTACAGAAGGTATTAAATAATGCTTCTTAGTAATACAGTTTAAAATAGGATCGCTCCTTTGAAGTAACCATGATTCGCCATACTTCTCTACAGAATCCAACCCCTGACTTTTAACATGGAAATGCTTTCCTTTGTCCGAGATAAGATCTGCATTGTAACTCTTCTTAGAGTGTATGGTAAAATCCGGCTTACTAACCACTTCATTACAAGACTTTAAATACTTATAAGCAGCAATCTCTCCTAAGGCACCATTGACAATATCGCTTACTTTAAAGCCGCCTCTTCTTTGATAGAGTGTATTATCCTTGGTCCTCTCCTCTGCAAAGGATTGCGCCTTCTGAATCTCTTTCTTGGTCAGTTTTATCTCTACTTTCTTCATCGAAAATCTCCATGATTAAATCTGTCAACTGTTCACTTACATAGGACGGTCCTACATAAAAAGTATTTATAGCGCCCAATATTCTACTCTTCATCTATCCACTCCTGTATGTTATCTACATTCTCGTCACATACTTTCATTGTTCTTAGAGCATGGTTAACGTAATACTCTATATTGTCACTGGTTATAATATCCATAATTAGATCATAAAATAGAGGACTAGAATCGCTATATATCCTAGCCTCCCATCCACCGAATCCATTCTCTTTAGTATACTTATATTTAGATATATATAGTGCTTGGCACTTAAACGGATATGGAAGTGCGGTTTGTATAACGGCTTCTATAAAGTGTTTACACTCCTCAAAATCCTTATCCTCTTGGGTTTTATTCTTGAATCTATTCAATTGTATCTTAAAAAAGTCGATCATAAATGCTCCTCTGTCGCATTTGGCGCAGCTTCGCTGCTTGCTTCATGCCAATCTAAAAAGGTAGTGAATCTAATGAAATCACTTTCTCTAAAGAGTTTAATAAGATCTACATCCTGTACGTCTAAGTCTAAATCTAATTGTGTCATATTACTTAGTATAGAAAGGAGATAACATCCCTTCTACTCCTATTTTAACGTCCGGTACTACTGTTTTCATAGCCTTTATCATAATATCCTCCATTATCTTTAGGTTACTATCTGCATTTTCTTCACTTAATTCACATACGATTTCATCGTGACATTCTAACACAATCTTAAAGCCTGCTTTATCTAACTCATACAGAGCTATTTTTAAACCGTCTGCAGCCAATCCTTGAAAGGGAGTGTTCTTCTCAGCACAGTAAGTAGTATTCCCTCTCCTACGTCCAGTTCTAGTGTATACATATCCTACTTCATCCTTCATATATTTTCTCATTTCAGGAAAAGCTTGAAACCATACATCTTTCATTCTCTGAGCTTCTGTTTTAGTCAGTATAAGATTATATCCTTTAGCAAATTGAATGAAAGTATCAATACCTAGCCCTCCAGAAAATCCAAAGTTCGGTGCCTTGCTCATTTGTCTCTCTTCTTTGGTTACATCCTCTACTTTTTTATTATGCATAACGGTAGCGTAATAATAATGAATACATTCTCCTGCATTAATCCTATCCCTCATTTCACTTTCTCCATACCTGTCATATGTAATTTGAGCCAGTGTGGATAATTCAATTGCAGCATAATCTACTATACCTAATATATTACCTTCTTCCGGTATAAACATTTCCCTAACTCCTCCAAACCGAGGTAATTGCTGTACATTAGGTTTAGCACAAGATGTACGTCCAGTATTAAGGATTAAGTTATATCTAGGGTGTATTCTAGTAGATGAAATATCTTTAACAAAAGAAATGGCTTTTTCTAATTCACTAAACTTTAAATAAGCATGTATAAATTGAAAGTTGTCATAAGGCTCTAGGTCATCTCTTGAGGAGGATATACAACCACTCTCTGTAAGAGGTAATTTCCCTTTGATACCTAATCTATCTAATATAGATTCAAAGCGAGTATTTATACCTTTAACTCCTCTAACCCATCCCCATGTAGCCAGTACATCAGCTTGTACTTGCAATTTGTCTCTCATGCCTATAATCCATTCATCCCGCTTCTCAAGGTCAAAACCAATGCCATTTCTATATACATGCTTTAAAGCCAAGTCTCCTTTAATCTGGATATTCTGGCTTAATAAGGTGTTGTGGTTGTCATACTTTCTAATCATACTCTTTAATACAAAGTAGAGATCATAGGTGCATATTGCATCTATAGCACCGTACTCCAAGTACTCATCTGGTATGTCTGTTATCTCAGTATCAATAAACTGACTGAAATTCTCTCTTCTCTCATCTTTCTCAATCTTAACATTTAGGTACTTTTCAGAGAGGAGTTGTAAATTGTATTTAAAAGGAGTGAATCCTGCCGCTGCTAAGTGTAATAAGCGGTATAATATAGATGTGTCATGTACCTTATCATTATCTATTAAACCGTAAAAGACATCCATACACAGATTACGCTTGGTTAAAACATCGATATCAAAGGGGGCGTTATGAAATATAAGACATGCGTGATGATTTACTCTAAAAAAATAACGTATATGTGATTTGGGTACATAGTATACAGTATCTCCACCATCATAAGCCTGCACCGTAACTAGGTCCGGTACTAGGTGAAAAGGCTGTAAAGTCGTTTCTGTATCAATACTACAGAATTCTCCTAACTTCTCTCCGTCCCATACTGCAATTTTGTAGTCTTTATTGTTGAATTCCACTGTATTTTTACTCCTATAATGGTCGGAAGGGAGGGAATTGCACCCTCCTCTTTGCCACAGTTTTAACTCTTAAGATGCAATGTTGATCTATCTCAACTACCTCCCGAAAAGCTGCTTAGGGCAGCTACTCCTATACATTATCTACTCTTAAACGAAGTAATCTTATTCCGTGGTTTAACGGTTTTAACCACACCTTCGGCATCAGTATACTCCCTCTCCGCTTCAATCTTAACCCTAGCTATAAAAGGAGCATGTAAAATCTGCTCCAATTGAGAGTAATCTGACCCAATCTCCTCCAGACCTCCTCTTATTCCGGCTGCTTGTAAGAGGTTGTTAACCTTATCTTCTGCAATCTTTCGCACATTATCCTTTGAATGACCAATTAGAAAGTCTGCAAATAATAAACGCCCTTCACTATCTCCAGATAGGATTTTAAAACCGCAATTCAGCTTTAAATCCCCTGCCTTAGTATTCTGCTCTTTAGGCATCTGGTTCATAGCTACAAGGTATTCACCCTCTTCTACTGGCTCAAACGCCTTGTTGTTAAATGCTGTATTCATACTAACTCCTTTTTAATGAGATCTTCTCTAATCTCGGTTGCTAATTCTTTATCTCGCGTATATCTACGCTTTAACTGCTTATATAACCGCCTATCTTCTGGACCAACTATAAAGTAGGTGGTTGTTTTATTAATACTCTTCTCTACTGATCCATCAGGATGAAATACATACTTATCCTGCTCTTGGTTGCCTGACTGAAAGGCGGAATATTCTCTATCATCAGAGCAAGATTTTACTCTATAGTTAATCAATTTCCGTAACTGTCTAGCTCTCTTGGCTCTCATCTACAACCCCCTCCCCTTCCTTTACAGGAGATAATATAGCTAAAATCTCTTTTAGTAACATATTATTTTCCTTGATAAGCCTTGCAATTTCAATATCTCTCTCTATTTTATTTGGGATAAGATCCTCCTAGTTAAATTTTACCTCGTTCAAACTCTTTCCTATATCCTAATATAACCTTATGCTGTCGTGCTACCTTAGCCTCTAAATGTATAATCTTCTGCTTTAAGATATCCTTCTCCTTCTTTTCGTGTATATATATCTCCTCTAACCACACATCATAATTTGACATATCATCTGCCAGTTCAACTCTTAACTGATCCTCATAATCTTTCACCTTTGACATAAAATCTCCTCTACCATAGGTTACACTCTTCTTTATACTCTTTCAATAAAACTTTTAACTTTTTTTGTAATTTCTTTTTAAACTTCTGGTAGTAGAGGTAATCAAAATGTCTCTCTCCAATGATTGAATCTATTAAGGAGATTGCTTCTCTTAAATAGCGGATTTCATCTTGTTTAGACTGCATCAATCTCCTGTATCTTCAATTCATAGTAAGAACCAGTTTCTCTAGCCAGTTTAAGAGTCATTAAAGCCTGTTCATACTTATCCCTACCTGACTGTAACATCTGCTCAGAAGCCTTATATATCTTGCATTTAACCACAGCATCGGGCTTTTTTGTGATGAAGCAGAAGTAGAAATCATGCTTCCGACCAGTAACTTTCTCGGCAACGTCTACATAAAGAGCTGCAGATAAGTCATACTGCCACTGAGAGCAAATTCTCTCAACATCTGCCCTAGTCGATATGTAATCAGCAGAGGTTTTAACATCGTTAATAGATGCGTAAGAAGCCTCTTCCTTACGATAATCGGTCTTAACCTTCACCTTTACACCCATCAATTCGGCACAGAGGCACTGTTCCGCCCAACCATCTTGAAAGAATGATTGTAAAGGCACATCCCCCTCATCTAAAGTAACGGCACTTTCAGAGAATGCTGAGAATAATCTGTGCGCTTTATCTGCCTGACTTCTGGTTAGTATAATCTTACCCTCATGTTCACTGGCAAAGGTTTTATACTTATCCCCCCTTCTCTGCAGCCCTTCATAAATGGCAAATTCATCATCTATAACGTGCGGTTCTAATATAAGAGCATGTACATAAGAGCCGAAATCTAGAGCAGATCTATTAGATATGTCCTCTTTCTGGTTTAGTACATAGTGCTTATGAAAGGCTTCAGGATCTTTGAGTAATAATTTCAATCCAGAAGAGGATACATGTTCCCTTTCTGCATGGTACGATTCATTATCGATGTCGTTTATTCCTTCTTTTAACTCACTCATATTTTAATCCTTCTGTATTTCCGTAATTTTACAATATTTTACGGGATTATCAAGTATTTGTCTTTTCATGACGGGATATTGTCATTTTTAGTTATTTCTGTGGTGCGATATAATACCGTTTTAATTTCATCTAAATAAATTTCAGCATTATTGCCCATAGGTTCATCTAGGGTGCTTCTTTTAATTTCTGCAAGTCCACTAGTCGCTATATCTAGTGCCGCCTTTATTTTTTTATTTTGCTCTATAAGCTCGTTTATTTTCTTTTGTTGGTCTTGGGTTTGTTCATAAAGTTCTTTTATTTGATTAAAGGGATTACCTTTTTTATACCAATCTGAATGTCCATCTCTCATTACCACTCCTATTAGGGGTTATTGACCCTTACTTGTTTTATTTATTTTAGATAAAATATCAGCACCTAATTCATATAGAGCGAAACCTAAACTAATCCAAGCCATATCCTTCCATTCCAGAATAAAGTATTCGAATAAGCTAAATGTCATCCAGAACCAAAACCATACCATTCTCTGATTAACCATCACTCCCCCTTGTTATCTTAAGTATTACAATTGACTACTTAAGCTTTTTGCTTATTATATACTTCATTAAGTAATCTATCAGACATAATGCAGCAACAACTTTCACATAAATGAAATGATTGCGAATTACCATCTATGTTTAATTTGATTTCAATAGCCTTTATTTTATCAATAGGATTACGCTTTTTATAATCATCAAAGCATGATTGACACATGCTAAATTTATTTTTCATTTCTGATACTGTTATCATTCATAACCCCTTATATAATTGTTAAACTCTCTTAAGTTCATTTAATACCTCTCTGGCTTTTTTGCCGTTCTCCAAATTATCTCTGTCAACTACATCATAATAAACAGCGTCCCCTTCTGCCCAATTATCCTCATTACTATAAAACTTCAAAGCCTCAACCGCCATATCTAATTGAGCTTGTTTAGCGTCTAGTTGAGATAGAAGCTTTTGATAATCATCGAACCTGCAACATGGGCACAAATACTTTTCACCAACTGATATGGTATCTTCATCATAACTTCCGCAATCGCAACAGTAATCAATCGTAGTACTCATTACACCCTCCTATTTAATTACTCTCATTTTGAAATACTTTCTTGCCAAGCTTTCCAGATAGTAGAATTTAGCTCCAATAAAAGTAGTATCAGTACAACATATTTCTCTTCCATTAATTACTCTCATCTTTGAATAGTTCTTCAATCATCAAATCTTTTCCATTGATCTCACCATTGCCAAGCCGTTTCGTCATTGCTCCATAAGCCTCCCGAATCTGACTAGGTGTGAATTGCTTTGATTGTTCAGGTTGAGGGATAAATATCTGTGTCTTTGTAAAGCCAATCCTTGGATAATTAGAAATGGAAGTGGACACATTTGAATCCTTTCCTAAATCATCTCCGTATAAAACCCAAACATCTATTACCCTCTGATTCTCTTGGTTCTCGGTTCGGGGTTTGAGGTCTTTTTCTCTGTACCAATGCATATCCTCGCTACAATAACTAACAAGATAACCACCATCAGTGATGTTAACAATCTCACCCTCTATTAAAACCTTATCGCCTATTTTATACTTCATTTCTTTCATATCTGTCATTTAGCCTCCACCTTTATATATACTGTCATATTCCTTCCATTAGACACTTCCCTATCAGCTACGATCTGTTCACTGTCTATAAGATCCTCTATAATACCCTGCCTCTGTCTAGAATTCATTCCTCTAGTAGATCTGGATAAAGAGGCTCTAGTAATCTTACCAGACTCTCGGATAAGGTCAAGGACTTTTTTATTCATTCTCTCTTGTTCGTTGTTAAAAATGTATCTATCTATAATGATCACCATTTGATCATAATAATATAATATAGTTTCATACCCAAAGGTGATATCTACTTCACTTATAGTAGGAGTTCTATTAGTAGCCCTGCTTCCGGCATGTATTATAACCAGTTTAACCATTTGCTGATACAATCGAGCTATAATTGGAAGAAGAGGGTCACTAGCTTTCTTAGATCTTCTTAGATCATCAAATTCATAAAATACTTTATCTAACATGTCGTTAGCCCCATCAGTCGCTTCTAATTCAGTGACACATTGCTCAATACCTCCGATAACATTTAAACCATTTACGGAAGGTGTATAACTGTGAAGCCATCTTAATTGTCTTTCTGCATCTTTAGGTAAAGGAGGCATTACCTTCAACCTCTCTGCTCTCTGATGGGCATCTCCTTGAAATACTAAAAACCTGCCCATGAGACCTTTTTCAATAGCCTTTATAGAGACTCCATCGGAAAATCCAGTTGGAGTAGTTGAAGCCATAATATTAACATTAGGTCTATAGCAACTCCCCTTCGTACCCTCGGCAGTAGCTCTTCCAAGGTATTTACTATTAGATGAAGTATATAACTCAGCCAATATATCCGCCATCTTGCCGTTGTATTCACTCTTACCTGAGTTAACATTTTTAAGTACTCCTCCTGCCTCATCCATGATATCTAACCTAACAGGCTTCGTGCCTAAACCATCCATCAAACTTGCATCCGAAACGTAATCACCGGCTCCTAATAAAAAGTCGGCATTAATACTGATCAGATACTCCTTAAGTTTCTGTTGAGGCGCATCCTTGCCTGCTCCAGATGGTGCGATATTGAGTACATATAGATTGGGACTCATTCCCTGAAATGTAAATTTTCTTGACATTAATGTCGCTAATAAAGATAGCGCCCCTGAAAAAGCGAATGATTCCTGTTTAACCCAAGCATTATCCAGAATATTCTGTCGAATAGTCTTTAGAACACCGAGGGCAACTGGCAACTCTCGTTTTGGCTTTCTTTGCTTTTCCAGAGGCAGTACTTTTCCCTTTAAACTCTCCTTGGCTATTTCTGCAGTTATGGCAGACGCTGTTATAGGTATCTCGTATTCCTTACCAGACCTATAACGCTTTGAGTTAACACTATTAAGATGATTAACATAAAATTGCAGAGCATTAGAGTACGGCTCCGTGTGCATGAATTCTTCAGGGTCTCCAAATAAAGGTGGAGTATTATCCTGATCGAATAAGATTAACCGCTTTATAGCCTCGTCTACAGGGACTTTTTCTTGTATTAACTTACCGCATTCACTGGATAGGGAGTCATTTCTCCCTGATCTCAATCCTTTAGATCCATTATTAACCACTTCAGGTATATGTACCCTTAAGGTGGATTCTACATGAGCCAGTAAGGCAGGTGGTAAAATAGGTAGTGAAGATAAATCGCACTTCAGAAGTTCCGTATCTATCCATTTATAGTTCACTCCTGCAGGATGTAAAGAAGGAGGTAAAGTCGTCTTTTTATTCCCAGACAATATCTCCACTACCATTTCACCATTGTATTTCAATGTTTGACTCTGTTCTCCGGTAAATCTAAAGAAGCGTGTCTCTCCTTTAGCTCCTACCTTGGATACCGGACTTGGAGGTAACATTGGCATAATTATATCTAATATTTCTTGTCTTGTCTCATCTATATCTAAAGCCACAACCCCTGAGGCTTCTCCTAAGCAGAGGGCTATGTTAGTCTTACTGATATTACACCAAGACTGTATTTCCTCCTTAGAAGGTCTTTTGTAGCAGTAATTTGACCACCCTTTAATAGCAGGCAGCTTGCTACCATATTTATCAGGAATTACGGAGTAACCTCTATCCGAATATCCCTTATAGTTATCTTTAAAAATGTTCATTAATAACCTCCACTATCAAGTAGATGTTGAATAATACTAAGGTAGGTGGCTCGTTCTCCTTGTAATGAAGTTCTCTCCTTTAAAACAAGAGTAAGTTTAGCAACCTCTGATTTAAGATTATCTATAATCTTACTATCTCTATTTCTATCATGCTTCAAAAGATCTATTTGTGCGTCTTTAGTTTTATCTGTTCTATATATCTGCATTCTTACCTCCTCATAAACAAATTCTATTTAAACCCTAACTCTTTAACTAACATTTCCGGTGTAAACTTATAAAAATTCTCCTCTTCACTAATATCCACCTCATTCAAGGCTTTAATCAGATCTGCCTTAGTTATGAATAAAAATTCACATCCCCTTCTCTTCAGTTCATCTATATGTGCATCAAAATCAAACACTTTCTTTAATTCATTGTCCTTCTGGTACATATCTCTTATAAACTCGAGTAACTCTTCCGTGGTTAACTCTTTAATGTATGTCAAGTCCTTCACTAATATCCTCCATGAAACTTCCTTCCATAGAATACTTCAAATCGACTTCTAATACAACACATTTTTTCACTTCCTCCTGACTTATTATTCCAAAGGAGGTGTTTTCACTCTCATATATAAAGAGACCTGTTCTAAGGTTGAAATTATAGCAGTAGTCTGTAATTGCAATTATTTCATTGTCTAATTCATTATATAATACTGCTAAAATTTCCATTTAATTCTCCAGTTCTTGAATTGCCTTAGCTGTTGCCAAGCATAAAGCTTCACTTAGAGCTATGTTGCGGTCATACTCTTTATGATCCACTGTTTCAAATTCATGGTATCTTGCTATTCTAGTTTCTATATTCCACCCGTAATGCGTCCCATTGAAGGTGCTGAAAATTAACATAACTCCATTATTATTTAACTTCTCCCATACAGGAATGAGAGCGTCTAAAGATTTGAAATTAGGACAAAAATCTAAAACGCTTCTATCTTCAATATCAGGATGGTTCCAACATAATCCATGGTTTAAATGATCTTCTTTATACCATCCCATATATTCTGCAATTATTTTATTTGCTTCATTTATTTCCATCTAAATCTCCCTAATCACTTTCATACACTTTATCCACTCTTGCTAATTCTTCTAAGGCTTCTCTGTAAGAAAATCCCCTTACGTGTAACTCTTCTCCATTATCAACAAAGGCATCAACTCCAAATAGTAGCTCATATACCTCTGCTATAAATTCATCTTTGGTCATTATTTCCTCCTAAAGTACCATACATTGTAACATAAATGCAGTACTTTCTTATTAATATTAATTACTTAACCTTCCTTTACAGTATAAACAAATCTTATGTAACATTGTCAAGAAAACTTTACGTTTCAGCGTCTATACAATTCTCTATACTTACCAGAAAAAGAACATTTGACAAGCTTGATATTTTATTATAAGGTACTGTACGAGAGACAATTTCTTTTAATACTGAATTAATGACCTTCCCTTTTATATTGTAAAGTTTAGTGATCAATAAGAAATTGTACTGTAGGCACCTTATGATAGAAATCTCCTTTTCATTACCTGTTAAACCAATATCTATAAACAATGCGTATTATAGAAATAGACAATATACCCAAAAAACCCGACTTTATAGAGAGCAATTTCTCTTACTCCTACAATCCCAAGAAGTCCAGTCTAAATTCAACCTTATCAAAGAGGCGTTTAACCCGCTAGAACACGGTCTAGAGGTGGAGTATACATTCTTCCATCCATATGATATATTATATAAAAAGTCGGATGGCAGCGTTTCTTCACGATCTTTTGACCTTACAAACATTGAGAAACTGCCACAAGACTTCCTTTTTAACTCCAAATATTTAAGTAGAGAAGTCGGTGATACAGAGATATCCAATCTTGGTATCGATGATAAATACATACTATCAATGCACTCCTCTAAAAAACCCTCTACAGACGGTCTCTTTTCCTTCCTAGTGCTCATTAGACTCATCCCCAAAGGTGTTTAATAGGTAATTAACAAAATCCCCTACCGTCCCTTTACCATGCCTTAAAATGTTATAAATGATTACAGGGCAAGTCGACTCCAATTTCTCCCTAGAAATCAATATAGAAAGCAGCACCTCTTTAGTAACATCCTTGTCTTCTTGGTCTTTAATGTTAAAAGAATCACCTTTTCGGATGTATTCAAATATAACACTATTATTAACCTGCCTCCTTTCTTTGAAGGAGTACAATTTTCCATTATTGTATCTTATTATATTATTCATATTAATCCTTTTTAATTGTGACAGACAAAGTATCCTCGCCTTTACCGTACATCTCCCTGATTTTTCTTGATATTTCTTTTATATATAACTCCAATAAAGCACCCGACCCCGCCTCGAGTAACTTATCTATATATAACTTGTAGATTTTATTATTCATATTAATCCTTTTTAGTGTCTAGGTCTTTGAGGCATTGTTCCGCTATTTCCGCGCCCTCTCTTATCGAGCTGAAAAATTCACTACTTATGATTTTTAAACATTTCCTTAATGCTTTATTCTCGATCTTAAGGGTTTTATTTGATTTATATAACAATGTCGCTTCTATGTTTCTAACACGTTTCTTTAGCGATCTTTTCTCTTCTAGTAGTTTGTCTATTTCAGCTTGCTGATGTTCCCATGTCGACTTTAATGCATGGTACTCCCAGTCCTCTTTCGTTAAACTTATAAAATAAGAATTAAAATACTCATCGAATGAGTCACTCATTAAAAACCTCCAACTTCCTTAAATTCGCTATAAGATACCCTCTTATAACGTGCATTCTTGCCACAGGGTCCTCGAATAGGTCCATAGCTTGGTTTAACTCCTCTTGAAAAGGATATAAGAAGGGATTCTCCTTAAGGAAATCATCCCTCTCTTTTATGGCTCTCTTAAGTAGTAATTTATTCATTTATTCCACCATCCTTTTAAAGTACTCTACTAAGTACATTCTAGGGGCAATATGTATTTGAACTATGGTCATAACAGAAGTTAGTAGTAACAGCAAGAATATAGCCCCACCCACAGAACCTCCTACAATCAAATCATCTGAATCCTCCCTAAAACCTCTAATAAACATTATTAAAAAAGAGAGGAAACAGAGTAATAAAACCGCTCCTACAGTATGACTTTTCACTAATGCATACTTTAACACTTCTTGTATATACAAAGACATCTCTTTTGCTAAGAAAAGCTCTCCATTTTGTAGATATTCTAAAGATTTCTTAACTATTTCTTCCATTATATTTCTCCAATTGCTCATATTTCCAAGCATTATCTGAATGTTCTCTTAATTTATTAATAACCTCTACCATTAAATACTCCTTATTTATAGCATCATCTCCAAACGCTATTTCAAAAGCATTCTCAAGAAATGTATTTAAGGCTTTAACAGTGTAACTTTTCTGGTAATTACTCACTATCATTCTCCTTATACTGTTCATACACATTTTTTCGTATGTACTCGTTTAATATAGCCTGTCTAAGGTGCAATTCATACTGATCAGGGCTATGCCTTAACCTTTTAAAAATACGGCTTAAATCGGCTAATATCGCCTTTAAAGCGGCTATTTCCTTTCCAACTGACATTTCATTTCCTTTAAGAGCTTTTTAGCTCCTGTAATATCGTGATTATACATTAATAAATTGGCTAATATATCAGGAGGATACCCTACACAACCACAAGTATTCCACCCCATCCCTTCAAATTTATCATAAAAAGCACCCCATTCCTCTCCTACGAAATAGGATAGCGCTAAGGTATAGAAAGAGTCATATAATTTAGATACATGTTTCTCATAAAAAGACTCTTTGAAAACATTATTTAGGAAAGTATCATTCTCCTCTGCTTGTTTTAATAGCAGCTTAAACTGCTTATTTTTCATTATAACCACCCTCTTTTTAAGATACCGGACTTATCATATCTATTACTCTTAGTAATATCCTCTAAATGGTCGAATAATTTGTCCATGCTTAAGGTGTAACTGGTCTCAGTATCTGCTTTTTTAACACGTTTAAATAGCATTTTAATTATCAGTAATTCTTTTCTCAGCTCCTCCTTTCTTTTGGAGACGCGGTCTAATTTCTGTGTTACTGTTAGTTTATTTACCATGGTGCTCCTTAATAGATGTTTCAAAGTTTATAGAATCTCTATTGAGATATAATAACCTACAATATGATTGTCGCAATACATCATCAGTACAATCTACATTGGTTTTATGGTGTTTAACCTTTATTTCAATACCAGATCGAACCATTGTTATAATATCATTTAGAGTGACATATCCACCTTTTTCAGTATCGTACAATTTCCTATTGTTATATCTTTTAATATTTCTTACCATCTTACCCCCCCTCCCCCTATAGGTTTAACTATCTCACTCCTCCAAAAGAGATATTCCCCACTTTCTAGAGTAAACTGTCTAAATAACTCTATTGCATTCTTTCTTCGCTCTATCATGTATTTTCTCCTACAATATAAGTTATAATTAAAATAATACTTGCAATGATTACATTATAAATAACGTAGTCAGCTTTCCTTTTCTGATTTCTTTCTTCTTCTTCTCTGTTCACTTTCCTGCTCCTCTATAAACTTTTCTAAATCAATTATTATCAAAGGGGGTATTATTGTTACTTCACTCATGCCGCCACCTCCCATAGACCCTTATTAATAGTGGTGATTTTATCGACTGCCTTTAAACGTCTTGCATGGGTTCTAACCAATGACTCGGCACCTTCCTTGTCTGTTCTTGTTACATAATACTCTAAACCACCTCTGATCAACTTTTCTTGGATAAGATTAAACACTGTAAACAAATCTTGTTTATCGTCCTCTGATCTAATAGGTTCCAGCGCTCTACCTATATTTACCATGTTAGGGCTTATTTTAGGATATCTGACGTTAAACATTTTTTTAACCAACTCCACCTTATCAAAATAACTTAAAGTAGTACCTTTCATCTCTTTCACTTTCTTAACAATGGTGCCACTTTGGGCTACGATGTCATCAATACCTAACTCTAATTCCTCATAAAAAGAAGGTCCTACGTGCCGTATACGTCTTTCAAAGAGTGTACTTCCAATTACCAACCCATTGGCACACACAAGTCGATAGATTCCTAAATTGATCCTTAAGGAGGAAGTTCCATCATGGGCATTAGTAATCAGTATTTGAAATCTATTCTCACTATCCACTTGCAAATCATCTCTTTCAAATACCATAACATGCTTCTGATAGCCTCTCCTCTCCTCTTTCCTAGGAGTACCAAAGGAAGTATTCCTATGTATAAATCCCTTACTTTCTAAAGTAGAGATAATCGCCTCACTATCTGCCAGTTTGAATTTGTCACTAGTAATAGGACTATCTTTTTTATAGATAGGGTTTACTGCTCTGCTACTTACTTGGTTACTTAATACATTAATCATTGTCATTCTCCTTTATAGTTGTTTATATAATTTTTCGCTTAGCATATATTGTTTATATAGCTGTAATGCTATAAATCTTTTTTCTTGATTCCGTAGTTTTCCACTTATGCCAAAAATACCATACTTACAATCATTTTTTTTTTTTGTCGCTATATAAACTTAGTAGAAAGTAACTTGCTTTCTTATTAAGGTATTGATCTAGTCCATGACAAAGATAGCTAAAACAGCTTGGACTATGTGGCATCCTTACTAATGAAATAAGAGATTCTTCTACTTTACTCATCTCGTATATAAATTTATTTTTAGTCACACTATATCTCCTTTAATTAAGTTTATAATATTTTCTAATTCCAATATCTACATGGATATGCTTTTTATATACAATCACCCCAGAAAATCCTGCTTTTATAGCTTGTCTAGCAATATATGAAAAGGGTTTATTGCATTTTGGTACTAAGTCTAACGCTTGACCAGTTAAATGAAAGCTATTTTTAGCTCCTCCTACACGTTTATTGTGCTTTTTAGACCTATGCCCTGAACTAATAGTGAAATCGCAGTTAGAAGCGTCCTTAAGCACCTTAAAAAGGATGTTAGTTCTAGGTAATATGCTTGCTTCTGCTTTACTTACTAATACGCATAGATAAACTATTATAATTACGTTAATGGTAAATTTAAACATTTTCACCTCCTACTGGTATTTCCATACCGTCTTCAAAGAGTACAACTCCTAAGGGCGTAGCTAGATACCATATGAAATCTTTTTGGTACAATTTATACTCATTTGGTAGGAGGTCATTAATGCAGTTTTTAGTGTGGTTACTTCGCCAAGTACCTGAATTTAATACGATGGCATTTTCATCCTGAGCGTAAATCCTAGTATCATATAATTGGGCTACAATAACCCATCCTGCAATATTATGAACTACGTTCAATCCTTTTCTTTTTTTCATTTCAAACTCCCATATTTTCGTTTATAGAATTCTTTCAATACCATACCAAAGTCTGCCGCTAAATTAATTAAAGCCTCCTCTTTAGTAAGCCCAGTACTACAAAGATCAAGTACTTGACCCGTGTTTTGACATTTAGCTAATGCACTTGCTTTAAAAGTACAACGTAAACCCTCTATACCAGTGATATCTTTAATATTCTCCACCTTAGGAGTAGATACTACAAAATAATACATATTTAGTCCTTTCCTTTCATTTCAAGCACTACAATAAAGCCTAACTGCTCTAATTGTTTAATCATAATTGCCGCCTTAAAGTAATCTTTCTCTTTAATAGCTTGCCTTAATAGCTTTTCAAACTTGTCTTTCATTTCTTAACCTTCTTATTTAATAGCTTTTTAAGGCGCTTCATTGCCTTTTTAACCGCCTTTTCATCGTATATTAAGGCAGGGTTATAGACTAGTTTTTTACTCTTAAATAGGTTACTTTTTATCATGGTACTACTCCTAAGCTACTAACTTTAAGGGTTGGAATTTATACGCTTTAAACCGCGCTATTAATTGCTTATTCTTTGTAATCTTAATGAAGTCTTTAAGCGACACGGTCCATAAGAATTGCCATTCTAGATTCATTGAGTGAAATGTCTGTCTTTGTTTCTTGGTTAAACTGAAGTATATCTCCAGACTCTCTATTCTCTTTGTCATTATTTAACTCCTCTTGATATGCATTATAAAGGTTAAATTCTTTCTGCCATTTAGTCCATAATCGAGTATTTAACTTATCGTTCCGCATGATTACCTCTTTGTTTAACTCTCTCCTCTAATATACACTATCTATGTTGATATACAACATAAAAATGCACAAGTAATCATTTATATTGCTTATTTGAATGATATTAAGCACTTAGCGTATATAATAATTACAAGTTACCATGAGGTAATCTATTAGTTATTTATTACTGTTTATGTTGATGTACAACATACGCTTTACAAGTATCTCTATTAGTGTATAATTCAGGATACTGGTCATGTAAGGATCTAACCAATACACAAATAGCAGTGTTGAGGTGAAGCTGGTCTCGTTCAGTTTACGTTCAGTATCCCCACGGCATTGTATCATTATAGTAATTCAAAGTAGCAATCTTAGTAGTATATTAAAGAAGCAGGACTCAAACCAGCACCCCCACCATCCACCACCATTTCCCACAAGCAGCACTTCCAAAGAAGCAGGTCTCACTTGAAAGGTGCGGGTTGAGGGTGCTGACCACCCCCCTTCTAAAAAACACCCCCCCACTAAGGTATTGGTTCTTTAATTAGTCCAGTATATCCACTACTTACAAACCCCCTCTATCTCACAGCACCCTCCCACAAACACCCTCTCCACACCACCCCCCTCGAAAGGGTATAATCGGGGATATTGTACTTTCAATAAGTTACAGAGAACGGAGTTGTGACGGAGTGAAATGTCAACTTATTGAAACAATACGCCCCACAAGTCAGGTATGAGTAGTTATCTATCCGTACTTGACGAACAGTACCTTTTTCTGGTATCTTATCCTTTAAGGGAGAAATCATGGCAAGTTCAGTGTCCGAAGAAGTTCGGGAGTGTTTTAAAAGAAATCCAGATCTAATAACCAAAAATCTAACAGACCTAGCAATATGGTTCTTTGTTCAAGGTCAGCTTTCGTACAGCCATCTGGTCCAAGGAAGTAAGTCAAGATGCGCTCATTATAGACGTTACTTAACTGACGAGCAGAAGAAGAAGGCTGATACAGAATGGGGGAGTTTGAGTGTTACGGACGATTAAAGATGTAGATTGGACCTTTGTAATGCTAGAAGAGATAGCTTTCTTAAAGAAGTACGATAAGCACGATTCTGCTGCAACTGAAATGTTAGAGAAGAAGGTCTACTTTAGAAGAAAGCATTTTACCAAAGGTATCGTAGCCCATGAGTTACTTCACGTATACTCCTTCTCCTGTTGTTTATACTCAGCATCCGATATGAGCGCAGATGATAGAGAAGAGATATTGGCAGAAGTGGTAGAACTGCACTTAGATAGAATGATAAAGTTAAGAAATGAGATATATAGGGAGTTGAAATGAAAACTATAAGAAAGATAATAGCAGAGCTGTATATGGGATTGAGAATAGCCCTCGGTCTAGTTAAATCAGTATCTTTAAAAGAGATAGATCTTAGAACAAAAGACTATCATAGAATGAACAATATATTAGATAAATACAATATTAAGTAGTTTGGCTGACTACATCCGAACCCACCTTAGAATTAAGGGTAGGAAGTAGGTTTAAAGGGAGAGAGATGAATAAAGAGGAATTATATAAAAGGATCATACTAGATCTGGTAAACCTAGCGGTTAAGTCAAATGATGTGATTATAAAAGGCACCTTCACTGGAAAAAATGCAGATGAGGTGAATGAAGTACTTACAATGTGTAAAGAAATATATCAACAATATACGGTACAGGAAAATGAGTAAGAAACCAGTGAGTAACAGTAAATTAATAGGATGGTTAAGTAGTACTAGTTTTACAGGAGCTGTACCTTGGGATTACATTAAGTCAAACCCTTACACACCTAGTTATATATCTATACCAGAAGATCTATACCATACTCTATTAAATAGTATTGGTGCTATACAGGAAAGAAAGGTTAGATGGAATCAAGAGACACAACAATTTGAAGCAAAACCTAGTAACCGGTTACTTGAAAGATAGGAATTTATGAGTAAAAAAATAGCAAAGACTACGTTAGACAAAGCCCACCTAATGTTTATGGACTTTAAGCAACCTAGTTTAATATGTAGAGAGCTGAAAATGCCTCGCTCCTCCTTAGATTATCACATTAAGAAAAGTGATGGATGGGAGTTAGAGAGGAACTTAAAAAGTGCGGAACTATTTGAGCAGTTAAACGCTTCTAGGAAGAGGGATTTCACCACAATGACCCAAGCTACTATAGACGTACTCAGTAAGGCGCTTATTAACTTGGCATCTAGAAACCGCCCTCCTACAATGCAGGAAGCCCGTGGCGCAGCCAACATATTAGAAGTACTAGATCGTATTACACGTCTAGATACCGGCTCTCCTACCGACATTATAGCGAATGAGAAGCCTTCTACTATTATAGAAGTTAGAGAAATGTTAAAGGTTGACCCCTTTACTAAAATTGAAGAAGTTGAAGAAATTGAATATAAGGAGAAAAAGTGAAATTCATATGGGAGATAATTAAGTTCAGTGTAATGGTATTTGTAGTATATACATCACCTCTAGTCATAAATAAGATGGAGGATGTGTACTTTAAGAAGGTGGTGGCAACCAGAGTCACCCCCTTGACCCATAATGGTCGTAGATATTGCTCTGCATCTCATATTAGATATAAAGAGAAGGTGTACTTGGTTACAAACAGACACTGCTGTGCTAGGAGAAAGGGATTTGCTACTTTCATAGAGTCCGGGTTTGAGAAGAAGCATAATGTATTACACGTATCTAGTAAGCACGATGTATGTATTGCAACCTCAAGCGAGCGTTATGGTCTATATTTAGATACAAACTACGAGAAGGGCGATTCTGTGCGTCTGATAGGATATCCTAGAGGGATGGCTCAAACTATTAGAAAAGGCGATATATTCGATATAAGCCTAGGTTTCTTTAGATGGCTCCCCGGATTTACCATGAGACAATATATACATGTTAGTGCATTAGCATATCCCGGCAATTCCGGCTCTCCTGTAGTGGATGGTTTAGGTAGGGTTGTAGGTTTATTATTTGCAGGGAATAGAAATTATAACACTGAAGGACTGGTAGTACCATCTGAATTCATAGAAGAAGCGTTTCAAGATATGATAAGAGAGAAGGGTGCTAAAGATAGTATTAATGCAGTGTTAAAAGGGTTTAAATGAGTACAGGCAGATTACCTTCTCTTCAAGGTATTTGTGAAGAATGTCAAAATAACGCTTTTCAACTATTACTCCAAGAGAGATATGTATCTAGAAAATATATTTTAAAAATATTATCAGAAGTAGATTTGTCTTCTCTAGAGGAGCAAGAGTGTACTAAGTTAAAATTTTTAGTAAAAAGATACACAGGAGAGAATCTAAATGACTGATATAATACTATCCAAGCAAGATCAGCTTTATCTACAAATACAGAAAGACTTAAACGCTCCGATAGGAGATGGGATTAAGGCAGGGCTAAGTACAAGACTACATGCAGGACAGATTGAATGTCTAGCACCTATGTATGACGAAGATAACCCAATTAAAAACCTCTTCCTAGCCTGTGGTCGTAAATTTGGTAAGTCTGAGGTTGTAGGTTATGTACTATGGAGACATGCTCTTCTAAATCCCGGCTCTGCCTGCTACTATGTTGGTCCAGAAGCTGCTCATGCTAGAAAGATTATGTGGGATAGACATAGGTTACAGAAGTTTCTAGGTACGGAGACAAAGAAGTATGTCGAGACTATTAGGACCCAAGAGATGATGATCCGTTTAAAGAACGGTTCTTTTATACAAGTAGTTGGTAGTGATAACTATGCAGTGGCTAACGGTTTAACCCCAGACATCGCAGTATATGATGAGTTTAAGCATTTCAATCCAAGGTGGCATACAGAATTCGCTCCTAACAGAGCGGCTAAAGCAGCACCTCTTATTATAATAGGCACAAGACCCCGTATTGGAAATAAGAATATGGATCAGTATAATGATGTATTAGAATATCAGAAGACAGATAAGCAGTCTAGGATATTCTTTAAAACTACATGGGATAACCCTATCAATCACATGCCTGAACAGAAGAATATGATTGAGCAGGAGATTGCACAACTTAGAGCCAGAGGCGAAGAGGATGTAGTACAATTAGAGTACTATTCTAACTGGGTGCCGGGTGGAAAGAGAGCTATCTTTCCCATGGTATCTAAAGAACTACATGTAAAATCAGCAGCTGAAATTAAAAAAGAGATAAGTAGAGATTTATCTAAACTGGAATGGTACTGTATCACAGATCCCGGCACCACTACCTGCTTCGCAGCCTTACTCGCTGCAGTAAATCCTTTTACTAAAAAGGTATATATTTTAGATGAGTTATATGAGAAAGATCAATCTATGACCTCAGTTAGAATGATATACCCTAGATTAGATAATTTAATGATGAAGCACTATGAGAATTCTAGTGTGGATGATGACTGGATCAAAGGGTTTGATGAAGCAGCTGCTTGGTTCAGTAATGAGGTGATGCAACAATATGGTAAGTACTTCATGCCAACGCAGAAGCATTTGAATAAGAAGGAAGATGGTATTTCCTTAATAAAGGATCAATTAATACATAATCTAGTTATTATAAGTGATTCTTGTGAACATCTATTTGAGGAAATGCAAAAATATGCTAAAGATGATAAGGGAGGTATTCCTAAAAGAGATGATCATTTAATTGATTGTTTTAGATACTTAAATGCCTTTGCTAATTACAGTATGTTAGAAGTACTGGACGTGCTAAGACAGCAGAATGATGTAGCAAGAGATAGGTTTAAGAGAATGGAAGATGATGATGATCTCTGGGCAGAAGAAGAGGATTGGACCCTTGGAATCGGTGACGGGTGGGATATTTGACAAGTACATACAAATTACTGTAATATAAGATACTTTGGAGGCAATATGAATGCAATGGGATTGGCGCTAGTCATATGTATGGTTAGTGCAATAATTGGCATTTTAGGAGCAGTGGTAGGAGCGTTAGCACTTATCAAAGTTGAAGCAATGGAGAGGAGTACTCATTCATTACAATACGTGCCTTTAAGTGAAGAAATAGATGAAGCGAATACCGAGTATATAAAGAGTCAATCATGGGCAACCACAGATTCTTCTTTAAAAGACCAGAAGAAGATGTATGAGGAAGACCTTGAAGACCAGATGCCTGAATTTTTGCCTTCAGAAGAAGATAAAAAATTATACAGCTTTTAAGGACAGTAAATGAGTTTTGAAGATATCTTTGACGAGAATAGTCCCTATACATCCGAATTAAATATTAAACCATATGCAGAAGTACATGCCAAAGATAAGGCAAAGAAACTGGATTGGCTTAATAATGTATTCAATTCTTTATTAGAACAAGGGAAGCAGCGTACTAGAATCCAACGTGAGAATCTAGCTCACTACAGAGGTATAACTACCACAAGAGTAGATAGAACCCGTGACTTCAATGGTAAAAGATTAAATAAAGTACAGAAGTTTGTAGTTAATCACCTATTTGATTTAACGGAAACTAAAGTATCTCAAATGAATAAGTTAAAACCGGCAGTAGAGGTTATTCCTAATAATGATGAATGGGGAGACAGGGCTTCGGCTAAGGTAGTACAGTTTCTTATTAAACACTTATGGTATATTAATAATATAGATTATATGATGCAAGATATGCACAGATATGCTCGAATATTTGGAGAATCTTTTATATTTGTAACATGGGACAAAGATGCAGGTGATTTACATCCTGCTTATATTAAGGCTAAAGATCTAGGACTTAAAGAAATTGTCTTACCTAGTGGAAAAAAACACAGTCTTAAAAAACCTATTAAAACAGGTGATATCAAGTATGAGGTGGAAGTACCATGGAGAGTATTCCTACAGAGAAAGAATAAATACTCTCAAGTAGAATATATGTTCCGCTTGTGCGTTGAGAAGGTAGATGATCTAAAGAAGAAGTACCCTAGTAAAGCAAAAGATATAAAAGACTCTAATAAAATGTCTCTCTTTGACATGGAAGATTTAACAGAAAGGTTTATTGAAGAACATGTTGTTACGATTGAATTCTGGCACAAGAATATGGGAGAGGTAGATAAAGGGTCTTATGTAAAGTTTACAGAGAATACTATACTGGAAGAGGGAGATAATCCTTTTTCTCATGGTGGCTTACCTGTCGTTAGACTAACAGACCTAGATATACCTGAAGTATTGAATGGTGTATCTAAATATGAAACTATTATACCAATGCAGAATATGTACAACAATCTAAGTACACTAATTGCTAAGAACATATATCTTACAGCACATGCTAAATGGATGATGCCTAGAGGAGCTTGTAAGATAGATCAATTAGGTAATGACAATACAATTGTACAGTACCAAGGTCCAGTACCTCCTCAGTTAGTACAAACTCAACCAAACGCTCCTGAAGTGTATACTTTTAGACAACAGGTTAAAGAAGAGATGCAGACAGTGTATGGGTCGCATGGTATTTCAAGAGGAGAGGTTCCTAAGGGAATTACAGCAGCTTCTGCACTACAATTTTTAAATGAACTAGAGAATGAAAGATCTTCTACTGATGTTGCCAAACATGGCTTCATGGTCAAAGACTTAGCCAAAATGACTATTGCAGTTACTGGTGATAAATATGAGGTAGATGATGGTCGTATGGTTCGTATTGTTGGTGAAAGTAATAAATATCTTATTCGTCACTTTGATGTTTCAAACCTCAATAAATCTTATGATATTCGATTCGATCTCTCAACTGGCTTACCAGAAACCAAATCGGCAAAGTATCAAAGAATACTAGATGCCATGCAGAGAAACCCTGAGATGCTTGCTCCTGAGAGATGGACTGAACTATTAGAGTTAGCAAATACAGAAAAAATGAACACTCTTATAACCGAAGCCGTTAAAGCAGCGGATTCTGAGAATGAAGACTTATTAGAAGGTAGAGAGGTTGCACCTCCTACAGAATGGGAAGATGGTCTAGCTCACTGGGACAGTCATAGTAAGACGATGCAATCCCGTACCTTTAAGGAAGAGGCTGAACCTGAGATAAGAGAATACTTTATAGAACATGTTAGAATGACAGAAATGGTACTACTTGACAAAGCTAGTAGAAATCCTTTATTATCATCTAAATTAGCAGCATTACCAATGTTTCCACTGTTTGACCATGCAGGTGCAGTTACACCTGTTTCAGCACAGCATCAAGAAGCGCTTGTGCAAGGGCAGTCGAATAGAGGGGAAGATGTCACCGGTCAAATTCCGGGTGTAGAACAACCGATTATAAACAATTCCGGGGGGAAATAAATGAGCAGTAACGAACAATTTAATATGATAGATATGAATCAAGACTCTTCTTTTGAAGACCATTTTGATGATTTAGACGGTGGTTCAGAAGATGGTTTTGAAATTGAAGATTCTCCTGAAGAAGATCTTGAAGAAGTGGGAAGTATTGATGACTTGGATGATGATGCCCCTCTCGAAGAAAGTGAACAAAAGGAAGAGAGTAAAGAGGATGAATCCGAAAAGGTATCCGAAGAACTCTCTGAAGAAAGTAAAGAAGGGAAAGAAGAGGATAAAGAACCGGAGGCTTCTGAGAAAGAAGATGTAGAGGAATTTGAAGAAGTTAAGATAAATGGAGAATTACAGAAGTTCTCTAGAGAAGAAGTACTGGCTAAAGGTAAAGAAATGATATCTGGTCAGGTACAATGGGATAAAAAGTTTTCTGAGTTGGATAAAGAACGTCAGGGATTTAAAAAAGAACTTGATGAAGTTAATGGTTATGTAAGTAAGTTTAGAGAGATTGGAGAAACATCCAGACTAGACTCTATGGCATACTTAGGTGAAATCGCAGGATTACCTCCTTACCAAATTAGAGAACAGCTTCTACAGGAATTATATCCTGAGTTTGAAAGAAGAGCTGAAATGACGGAGTCTGAGTTAAGACACGAACATTTAGAAAGTAAAAATGATTATTTAGAAAAGAAAATACAGTCCGATAATGACAGGTTAGAGCAAGAGCAATCCCAAAGGAACTCAAACTCTGAAGTTGATCGTATTCGGGAAACTGCTAATATTGCAATGGAAGAATGGGATGAAGCCCTTACTTTCCTTAGAGAGCATGAAAGCCAAATTAGAGAAGAGAATCCTAACCTTACGATGGATGCTGACTTTGTAGCAGGTTTTGTTACAGAACAGAAGGCATTTGGAAAAGCGGAGTCAATTCTTAAAGAGGTGAGTGTAGAACTCGGTGGAGATGAAGAATTCATTAATGGTGTAAAAGATATTATCTTACAGAATGCAGATTTTGATGATAGTGATATTAAAGACATTATTGAAAAGTATATTGCCGATACAGCCCAAGTACAGGCAGGAGAAAAGCTAGAAAAGAAAGTAGCTTCTCCAACCCAAGAAAAACCTCAACCTATAGAGGAAGAGGAAATCGACTGGGATGATTTTTAATTATTTAACTTTAGGAGTTATAAATGAGTAACTGGACATATTCCGCTTCCAACGAAGCGAATCTAATGAAAGTAAAATATGGTAAGCTGATTGACAAGCAGTTTAACATGGCAAACGTACTATTTGCACGTATCAAAAAATCTGAGAAATTTGTAGGTTCTCAAATCGAAAGACCGTTAATTCAGTCAATCGGTGGCGGTGTTGCTACTGGTGCATTACCTACTGCAAATGAAAACAAGATCGCTAAAGTGACTATCTCTAGCCCTTGTAAGTTATACGCTGCAGCCGCAGTTGATAGAGAAACAATGAAAGCTTCTCAAAAGGATGAAGGTTCTTTCGTTCGTATGACTAAATACCCTGTAAAGATTGCTGTTGATTCATTTAACAGAAACCTTGAAAGACAGATTACTAGAAACGATTTCGCTTCTGGGGCTAAAGCTCAAGGTGCCTTAATCGCAGGTAATGCAGGTAGTACTAACGTATCTGGTGATGGTACTTCAGGAGATCCTTTTATCGTATCTTTTGACAATGCTAGTACATATTTCCCTTCTGAATTTGAAGCCATCGAAATTGGTGATATTCTTAATGCAGATGCTGAAGCTACTGAACTCGAAGTTATGGACATGAGTGTAACCGTTTCTAACGGATATGCTACTGGTACTATCACTCTAGAAGGTTCTTCTGTTAAATTGGCTGCTGATGAAGATACTACTCCTTTCGTAGAGAGTCTTTTCATGCAATCATCTAAAGGTAATGAGATTACAGGACTTAAAGGTCTTCTAGCCGCTACTTCTGGTACTTACCATGGTGTATCTATCGGACGTAGATTTCAAGCTTATCAAAAAGCTGCTGGTGGTGCCGCCCTTTCAACAGACCTTATGAATGATGTCGTTATCAATGTTAAGCGTCAATGTGGTAAATCACCTAAATTGATCTTATCTTCTTACCATCAATTCATTGCTCTTCTTAACTTACTAGAAGATCAAAAACGATACAACATTCCTTCAAGACGACTTAAAGGACAGATTTCTTTTCCTGCAGTATCTTACATGAGTGCTGATGGAGAAATTCCTGTCATTGCTTCACGTTTTCTTGATAGTGATGAGATCTTCTTCCTTAACGATAATCATATCGAATTGATTTGTCGTCCGGGTGGATTCGAGTGGTTTGATGAAGATGGAACTGTCTTTTTAAGACAAGCCAGTGCAGATGCTTACTCAGCACGATATGGTGGATATGCTAGACTATGGTGTAACCCTCATTTTCAAGGATTACTAAACGGATTATCTGTTTAATAAAATATAGGCTCCTCTTCTGAGGAGTCTTTTTCAACCCTCCCAAGGGTTACAGGAGAATATAATGAAAAGATCAATTAAATCAGCTCAAAGAGAAGTTCGTGTGTTAGCACTTCGTATTGAAGGTAGTACAGGTACTCCATCTCTAGAAGGTCTGGATGCTCTACAATGTTCTATTGTGGATACAGGTGTGGGACATTACACCATTACTGTCTCAAAGGCATTTGCAGAAGCATGTCATGCAGTTGGAAACGCTGAGGCGGTGGATAAAGCCGTTACTCTTACAACCACTGCAAGTACTGTTATTGTTAAAGTTAACGATATTGATGAAACCGCTGCCTTAAGTGACGGTGACGTTCAATTAATGATTATTGGACATGACGTTACAGCTAATTACTAGGAGTCAGTATGTCTAATATAATAGAAAAGAGACAGGAGATGTTTGCAAGTGCAGCTAGAACAGCTACTGCTACGAGTGAACCAATCTCTTTACCCGGAAATGCCACGGACATTGCTATTGCAATTGAAACTACAGCATTCACCTCAGGTACATTTACAGCTAAGATCCAGCACTCGTTGTCTGGTGTTAAGTGGTTAGATTTGCCGGGTGCTACTAGTAGTGCAGTGGCAGCAGTTGGACTTGAAGTAGAACATGCCACAGACGCATGCCTACCCTTAGTCAGAGTAGTTTTAACAGGGGCATCAACTCCTGTAGCTACTCAATCGGTTTACATAGTTTACGGTTAAAGGTTCTTGTAGGAAACCTCCCTCCTACACCATCTGAGTATATGGCTAAACTACTCACTTTTTAGGAGAGATATGACAAAGAGTAGACAATTTCCTGATTTTGAGATGAGAGTAGCAGCAGGAAAGACCTATGGAGCTAGACCTTTTTTCAAGTTTGGTGAGAATTTAGATATAGATACAGGTACAGATCCTGAGGATATACATGCATTAGGTGGAGCTAAGTTATTTCCTACAGCAGCCTCTACACTTTCAGTAGTATCTACAGATGCCGCTGATGACAGTGTAGGTACAGGAATCCAAACTTTAAAAATATTAGGGTTAGATGCTGACTATAATGAAATAGAAGAAGATGTAATTATGGATGGATTAACTCCTGTAGTTACTACCTTAACCTTTCTTAGAGTATTTAGAATACATGGTATAACAGGAGGTAGTAATGAAACAGCAGTTGGTGATATTATAGTAACCCATAGTGAAGGAGATATATGCTCCTTACCTTTAGGACATGGACAATCTTTAGATTGTTCCTATACTGTACCTGCAGGACATCAACTCTTGTTAAATAAATTTGGTGCTGCAATAGAAAGAACTCAAGCAGGAGCAGGTGCGGAAGTACACTTTAATATTATGTCAGAAGGGAGTAATGTATGGAGATCTCAGGCACTGGCTTCAGTTGTAGCTCAAGGATCTTCCTCTGTAGAACGAAACGCAGGAATATGGTTCCCTATTGAAGAAAAAACAGATATGAAGATTACAGTACACACCGTAACAGTTAACAACACTAGTGTGTCCGGTTACTTTGACGGTATATTAATCAACTTAGCCTTATTTGCGTGGTGATATGAAAAGAAAAAGTTTAACAAAGAAAGTTTTAGTAAATACCTTAAGTTCTCCTATAAACTTACTAGCCTTATTGTATAGTTTTTTAATACTTATCCATATAAGAGCAGTTGCAAAAGCTAAGAAACAGCATTTATATATAGAGAAACATGAGAAAGGAGTTGTTAAGAAATGACTACAGGAAAAAAATATAGCAAAGATAAACTCTTTGCCTCAATCTCTCACACAGCCGCTTCAGGGGTTGTTGGATTAGATGAGTATAATGTACATGGAGAAGTTAAGCTATCAGTAGCTACTGACTTTACAACATCCGGTACACTGACTGTACAAGGTAGGATTAAAAACTCCTCCTCTTGGCAAAGTGTAGGTACGCTATCCTCAGGTGGAGACTTTGATACTTTCGACATTGATGCGTATGATTACGTCAGATTTAACTTTACAGTAGCCGCAGGCAGCGTAGGAGTGATTGCAGCCTCGGGTTTTTTTAAAGCCGCTTCTGGAGGTGGAGGTCTATCCTTCACAACAATCCAAACGGATACAGGAACTAATCCTGTTGCAGAGGCGGCTTCAACATTAACAATAACTTCAAGTGACTCATCTATTGATGTAGATGGAAATAGTACAACCGATACAGTAGATATGACTGTCGCCCCTGCTTCGACAGATGGGGCAGTCCAATATAATAATGCAGGAGCCTTGGGTGGAGATGCTGCGGAACTTTTCTGGGATGATACAAATGACAGATTAGGTTTAGGTACAGCTACTCCTTTAACAGCACTGCATGTAGTAGGTGATAATTCAAATGCCAACGGTATTAGATTATATAGTTCTGCAGGAGTCTTACGTCATTACTTTACAGATTATGGAGCATCCTCCACCACCACTGCTAGCTTATTTCAAGGAGGGGGTACAAATATAACTTATGGAGGTGCTTATATGCAATGCCATCACAAGTTAGCTGACTCTTACTACAGATTTAGGTATGTAGGATCTCAGGGATTTGAATGGAAAACTGGGGCTAATAAGGACTCTATAGAGATAATGAGTAATGGAGACCTTCATATAAAACAAGGTCTCACCAAGTCGTTAGACAGTATCTCAGGAGCCACCACCTTAGATGATACACATCATACAGTAATAGGAGATGCTACCTCAGCAGCCTTCACAGTGACATTACCTGCAGCGACTAGTAATAGCGGTAGGGTGTATGTAATTAAAAAAATAGATAGTAGTGCAAATGTAGTAACAGTTGATGGTAATGCATCTGAAACAATTGATGGAGCCACTACCCATGCACTTTCCTCACAATATGATTTTGTTAGGATTCAGTGTGATGGTAGTAACTGGCATATAATTTAGGAGTAGAAGTGGCAATTAAAAAAGAAATAGAGATTAATGATAGTGGTGTATTGGCGGAGTATATAAAAATTGAATTCGCTATCGTAGGAGCGCAATCTCCCGGAATTCAGATAGGATTACACCTATATAAAGACCAAGCTGCGAGAGAAGCCGGTAAGAACCTTATACATACGGATCAATTTGTCTTACCAGAGGATAGTGTTTCTTATAATAAGATAATGGATATTATATATAAGGAATTAAAGAAATCAAATAAATTCAATGGAGCCGTAGATGTCTAAGAAAAAGGTATTGGTATTTAAGGATAACAAGCACCCTCGATTATTAGTAGAGCCATCTCAAGAACTATTAGACCAGTTCCCTGTAGATCAGATTGTCAAAGGTAATATGAAGTTCTTAAAAGGACTGGAATTACATAAGCTGGTCCTAGATAGCGGTATACCACGTAAGGCTACCTCTGATGAATTAGAAGTAATATTAAATGAAATTAACTATATAAGAAAAGATAAAGATCTGGTTCTTAAAAACATGAGTAGGCAAGATAGAGGACATATTGTAGTAAATGTTAAAGATCAGTTAGAGCTGGTCATTAGAGAGATAGGGGCTAGAGAAAGCGAGAGAATGGAGAATATACTTAAAAGACAAGGTATGTACACTCTAGCGATACTGCTTTCAATTCTAGCAATAGTGGTAAGGTAATGGATAAATTAGACTTAATTATTGGGAAGATTGACGATCATAAAGAGAATATTGATCGGAGGTTGGATTCAATTGACAAGAACCTCTATGAACACATGAGAAGAACTGATGTATTAGAGAAGCTACATAAGGATAATCAGGATAGGATTGCACTTTTAGAAGAGCCTAGAAAGGCTTTAAAATTGCTTAAATCTATGCTATTATACAGTGCAGCTATCAGTGGGTCTATTATAACCATAATTAAAGTAATTGAATATTTTCAATAGAGGATAAATATGAGTGATGTTAAGAAATTTGAACGGGGCATAACCTTACTTCCAGTAAGTGCAGACCCCTCTAACCCTGTTACTGGACAGTTACAGATTAGTGACGGTACTGCTAGAGCAGCAGGTATGTGGCGGTATGATGGTACTGCTTGGCAAGTGATAGGATCTGGAGGAGGGGGTTTAGACTCTTTCCATACAGAGACTTTTGAGACCACCAGCTCCTCAGATTTCACTACTGGTAATAATGCTGCCCCAGATGCAGCAGGTACTGGTACTTTAGATGGTACTCTAGGAGATGAGACAAGTTCACCTATATCAAGTACTTCAAGTCTTAAATATACAATGGGTTCAACCTCAGCTAATGATTTCTTTATTATAGACACGGACATTGCAGTAGATCCTAAACAAGTTAGTAATTTTATGAAAGCTCCCTTTTATTATGATTATGATGGAGATACTGGTGATATTAAGTTCTTAGTTCTAGATCAGGATGATACCGTAATAACAAGTAGTCTAGATTTATTAGAAGCATCCTCTACATCAAAGAGATATGAGACATCTTTCTTTGTACCTGCAGGGACTACGGGTTTAAGGTACGGGTTTCAGGTAGTGACTGGAAACAGTGGGAAGATACTTAAGGTGGATGATATTGAGTTATCAACTAAACCATTTTTTAATGCTAATTTAACAGATACCGAATATAGTAATGCCACTCTTCAAGCTAACTTTTGGGATGCGACAGGTTCGACAGACGATTTTGATATTTCATTAGTTTCAAACTCTGATAACTCTTTATTTATTATTGAAGATTCTGGTGGGCTTACTAGGATTAGGGCTAAAAAGAATATTACATTAACAGCAAATATCTTTGGTTTATCGGGTACAGGCACGGGCGTTTATATAAGGGATTCTTCTGCCAATATTATATCAGTTCAAGAGATAACCACAGCTAGTTTAGCAGCAGGAACTACGGTCACGCTTGATCTTGTAGCAGACGATTATATTTATGGTCAAGTGACAAATGCATATAACCGCTCAGGTGGTATTGCTATTCACGCAACCGCACAAGTAGAACATATCATCACCCCTGCTAAATCAAATATGACAGATTGGACTAGCTTTACTCCCGTAGCTAGTTGGGGTACTACGAATGTAGCCCATACAGGTATGTGGAGAAGAGTAGGGGATTCAATGGAAATCCAATATAAATCTGCCTTAACAGGTGCTCCTATTTCTTTCACTTTAGATTATAATATGCCTACAGGTTATTCCATTGATAATGATAAACTATTGGAAACCGGTGTAAGAATGGTAGTAGGTGATACACTTATTGCTGACGTTGGTTCTTCTGTGTATTATACAGGTACACCAGTACTAAATGCTTCTGATGGGTTCAGTATATACTGGCAAAATGGTACTACTTCTGCGACCATAACAGATACTTCTCCTATCACTTTTGCAAATACTGATACAATTACCACTATAGTAAAAGTACCTATATCAGGATGGTCTAGTGACGTAACATTTCTTGCCGCTGTACCTTTAAACGACTGGCAGCATAAATACTTAACCTCTAATGCGACAGCTAATGGTGTTATGAGCGACCTTACCTTTAATAATCTAGTGATAGGTAATACATATAAGATAAATGGTCAATTCTTTGTAGAGTCTACTAATAACGATTACTGTGTTATAGGGATATATGCTAAAGACGGTTCTACCATTATATCAGATGCATACCAAATCGAAAGGACTACTACAGCATGGGGATCGGGTGCACATATGGCTATAAACAGGACTTTTGTAGCCACTGCCACTACACTTACTTTTGAAGTACACTCTCTTAACACTACAAGAATAAAAGGATCTTCTAATGATTACCAGACACATGTGACCCTAGAAGAACTGTCTTATCATAGATTGACGACTAGATTTACTTAATAAAGAAATAAGAAAACTAAAATAAGGACAAGTTATGCCACTACCTCAATTAATAGCTTTAGCAGCAACCGCCTCTTTAGAGAAGAAGATGCGAAAGAAAAAGAAGTCTAAGAAAGCCAACTCGGATTGGAAGAGACCCGATGTGGAACAGGACTTTGCAGACGCTACTTTAAAAAGGGCTAAAGAAGCCATAGAAAGAATGAAAGACAAAAAAGACAAGAAGGACAAATAATGGATAAACAAAAGAAGAAATCCCTACTAAGCAGAGTACTATCCTTTGGAGCTAGAGATAAAGCAGAAAAGGCTAAACCTTCTAAGATAGTGAACCTACAGAAGAGAAAGAATATTTTACACTCTTTTAGACTAAGGAATAAATAATGGCATATATCACTCTAGGAGGAGCTGCAGAGCTTACCATTAAAGTCCCTACCAATGGATCAACTGGTTGGGGAGATATTATGAAAACTGATACTTTTCAAAAGATAGCGGAGCATGATCATACAGCCGCAGGTAAGGGTATTAAAATTGGCACAGGTGCTATTTCAGATGATGCTGTAAATTCAGATAAGATTCAACTGGCTAATAACACTTCCTTAAATTGGGTAAATGCAGCAGCAGTCAGTACCGCGATTTTCACCTATGACAGTGCAGATGCTCTAATTATACACGTACCTCTAAAGAACAACACCTATGTATTAGGAGAGGATCAGGCAGGTACTGGTTCAGTTAATCTATTTAAAGTAGATGGTGGCGATAATATCGACTTTGGTGCAGAAGTATCTGTATTGAAGATGAAAAATAACATAAATATACTAGGGCGTAATAACGCAGGTTCGGGTGACATCAATATGCTGAAAGTTAACACTTCTGACAAATTGGCTCTAGGGGCTGATCTAGCTAACGCAGCAGTTGTTAATAATGTATCTATCCAAGGCAGGAATAACGCTGATTCAGCATATGTTAATATAGTTAAAGTAAATACTAGTGATAAGCTGGAAATGCCTATTGAGGTAGTGACGCTTAACTCAAGTGCCTTATCTGCAACTAATGCACTCACCTTAGCAGACAACACCTCGTCAGCCACTACGGTAGGATTAACTACTCTAGGTACGGATGAGTCATGTACGATACATTATAAGGTTAAAAGAAACGGGTCTCTAAGATCCGGTACTTTAGAATTTGATGATACCGATACCTTGGCAGTAGATGAATATGTAGGAGACTCTTTAGGAGTAGTATTCACTGTAAGTTCAGGGGATTTAGAATATACAACAACCAGTACAGGAAATGCAGCGACATTATCTTGTGTATTTATTAAGAAGTAGAGGGAAGTATGAATATAGGTGAGTTTGCAAAACAAAAAAGATTATCTCTAGAAGCTGATAAGTTAAAAAATGTTGGGTCAGGTGGAGGTGGATTCCTATCTTCTTTTCAGAACCTATTTAGTAAGAAGGCTACACCTGCCTCTATAGGAGGACAGATTGGAAGTGCTGCCGGAGATGCTATAGGCGGAGTAGGTGGAGGAATTCTATCAGGAGCTGCTACTGGATTCGCTGCAGGCGGTCCTATGGGCGCTCTAGTTGGAGGAGCCTTATCAGGTATCACAGGAGCCTTAGGAGCAAGTGCTGCTAAAAGACAGGCGATTGGTAAAGCAGAATCTAAGAAACATAAAAGATTGGGAGAGATTGAAGGTAACAAAGGAGCAAGATTACAACAATCTATCTCCGGTTTAAGAGAAGCCTTCTCACGCAGTTTAGTATAAGGATTTTAAATGGCAAGATTAATTGATTATATAATTGACGATGTTAGAGAGCATACAGAAAATGAAGACTTCTCTGATACTGAAGGTATTAGTGATAATGAATTCATTCGCTTTATTAATGACGCACAATATCGTATTCACAATAAGATTACACAACAACACCCTTCTGTATTTATCAAAGAGAAGATTTATTCAATAGTATCTAACCAAGAAAGTTACACTTTACCTCATGATATTTACTTATCGAATAAAGTTACTCAAGTGGATTATAAACCAACTACTTCCGATTCAGGTTACTACCCTTTAAAACACGGTTCTTTAAGAAACCGGTTATCCGGTGTAAGAGGAGACCCTGAGCGCTATATTAGAAAGTCAGGAACTGTACTAGTAGCACCCACTCCTCAATCTTCTTCTGGTAAACTACGCTTATCTTATGTAAGTAAAGTACCAGAGTTAGCTAAAAGAAGTGCCTCTGTAAGTGCTATTACTTTAAACTCAAGTGATAATAGCATTACATCACTGACCTTAGATATTGCTACAGATAGTATTGATAGCGTCACTTTAAATAAAAGGAATTACTTTACTGTAGTAGACAGAAATGGAAATATACAAATGAGTAGAATTGAGTTTGATTCTATTGATACTAGCACAGGTGTAGTTACTATCACCAGTGGATTTTCCTACGATAGTGGTGAATCTATAGCGGCAGGAGACTATCTTGTAACTGGTAAATACGCCACTACTCATAGTGAATTAAATGAAATGGTAGAAAGATATTTAATAGCCTATGCTTCATGGAAGATCTTGAAAAGGGATAGTTCAATAGACAGTCAGGAGGCTATGGGAGAACTGGCTCAGATGGAATCGGATATTATAGAAGCATATGCTGATGTAGAGGATGATATCACAGAAATACCAGTTATAGATGAAGACTTCGATTGGGGGTATTAAATGGCAGCGCCTAATAAATTACAAAAACTATTTCAAAACTTTAAAGGGTTAGACCTGCGCTCTAGTGATCTACTTAGAGAAGCAGGTTCCGCTACAATTGCAAAGAATTCTAATGTTCGCCTAAATGGAGGACTAGATAAAAGAAAAGGTTTTCAGATCTCAGGTGCTGCAGGTGGCGGATGGGGTGGAAGTTCTTTTAACAATGTTAATACCGCTACTGGAGCCATTACAGAAGAACTGTTATCGGTATCGGATGATCTATACCGTTTAGAAGCAGCTTCTTTTACTGTGACATATACAGGTAGTGATAGTGCATATTACGATATGTTATTAAGTGTAACTGATAATAAATTCTATTTTACAGTATACGATAACTTTATATCAGTCCTAGCTTATGACCTTGGAACAGGTAAGGAGAGTACTCCTGTAAACGTAACTACTTTAGTAGCTGCTATAAATGGTTTAACAAACTTTACTTGTACAGGATCTTCCTCTACAAGTGCTGCATTTATTCCTGTAACATTGAATAGTTCAATCGCTACTGGAGGTACTGCCATATCCTTCAAAAACTGGGCTGCTGTGCCGACTGCAGTAGGGGTGACAACCCCCTTCTCAACTTTCTACGCAGCGCGTAATAATGCTGACTTCGAGAATGCTTCTTTCTCTCAATTAAGAGATATACTTTTCATTGCAACAGGACATGATAATTTACAAAAATATGATGGGAGTAGAGTATATAGAGCAGGTATGCCAAAAGGATATCAGTCACTGGCTGAAGATGCAGCCGGTACAACCTTTGCACAGAATGTTGTGTTTAAATATATAGCGATATATGAATATAAAGATGCCAAGGAGAATATCATTTCTTCAGAGTATTCTGATTTTGATACAGTCACTATTGCAGCAGCTTCTGCAGATGTTGATCTAACTATAGAGAATTTACAGGCTACAGGATTCGCTTCAGATACTACAGCCACTGGCTTTAACATAGCTCAAGCGGCAGTTAATGGTAATCAAACCGCTTCTAATATATTAGTTACAAGTTCAAGTGAAATAAAAGTAAATGATTATTTATATGTCAGTAATGGAGGTACAGTGGAATCTGTAAAAGTTACGGCTATACCGGATTCTACCCATGTTACTCTAGAGAAGAGTGTAACAGTAGTCAACGCAGAGATAATGGCTACAGTAAAGATATCAGTAAATAGAACTGGTGATGGAGGTATTACATACTACCTTCTAGTAGATCTTATAAATGATAGCGGTAATGCTACGCAAGCGTATAAAGACCAAATTGTAGACGCTACTCTAACAGCGAGTGCTGATTTTACAGTACCTATTAAACCGCATAACCTACCTCCTAAATGTAAGCATCTAGCTGATTGGAGAGGGCAGTTAATTATGACAGGTAATTTAACAGAGCCTAATAAGGCATACTACTCAGATATCGATTCTCCTGAATACTTCCCTTCTACAGATAACAATTTTATTGTGCATGATAAGGTAACAGGTGTGAAACACTTAGATAACCTATTATATATTTTTCATAACAAATCTTTTACTGGTGTGACAGGTGATTTAGCTACCGACTCTTTTGTTGTAGATGTCATGTCTGCTGATGGGATAGGGGCAGAGTCCCATAGTTCGATTATTGAAGCACAAGGTAAATTATTCTTTACATCTAAGAAAGGGATATATTCTGTTAATCAAGAGCAGGGTCTGAAAGAGGCTTCTGTTACCATTTCTCCTACTATTGAACTAGAGACTTCTTTTGACTTCTCCAGAGCCGTATCCTTTAATTGGGCAGATGAGAGAAAACTCTTATTCTTTATACCGGTACTCTCAGATCAAGGAGGAGAGAAGTATACTAATGTAAGCGATTCTAGGACGTATATGTATGATACTTACTGGAATTCTTGGATGGAGTGGGTAAATGTAGATATGATTGGAGGAGTATCTTTATTTGAAGATAAAGTTTATATGTGTGATAGAAAGTACGATACGGCTACCTCAGCCATGAGACAAGATATGAGAGTAGTGTTAAATAATGGTAATACCTTTGATTATGCTGACCATGAGGATAGTATCTCTATGGAGTACGGTACTCACTGGGAAGACTTTAAAGAACCTTCTCTATTAAAGAAATTCTTACGTCTAAAGATACACTCTGTCGATACTGCTTTATCAGATTTTGAATCAGATCAATTTACACTTGTTGTAGATGCTCAATATAACTATGAAACAATTGCCTTATCCTCTATGACCTTTGACTTCTCAGGGGGATCTGTAGGTTGGGGAGAGGGTGAGTGGGATACAGCTCCTTGGGGAGATACTAGACTATATCACCTTAAAAAGAAGATGGCATCAAGAAAGGCTAGATCTTTACGTTTGATTTTTAAAAATGATACTGTTCATGAGAACGTATTAATATCTGGATATACACTAGATGTTGTACTTCCTTATGCTTTACAAATGAAGGAATAATGAATTTTAGATTACATGGACTTAAAATTCTTTCAAAAGTGGTTAGAGAGTTAGAAATAGGGCTTAGGAACTTGAAGTTCACAGATAACTTCCAATCCTTTGAGACTACTCTAGTAATTTCGGCTACTTCTGAAATTGAGTTATCTAACGAGTTGAAATCTAAGCCAACAAAGTTTATAATAGTTGATCAGTTGGGTAATGGAGTAATAACAAGATCTGCCACTAATGAGTGGACTAGAGATAAAGTATATATATATAATCATGGTGCTGTAGAGGTTACAGTAACATTAATAATTATGGAGTAATAATGGCAGGTGAGTCAGAAAGAATTAAGAAACAGTTTACTGAGGGTAAGGTAAAGGCAGCTCAATCCTCTTTAACAGGATTACAGACCCAGTTAGGAGGGTTATCGGCACCTTCCCAGTACTCAGAAGATGATGATGGTAATAGAACCCAAACATCAGAGTACAGAAAATATCAACAACAACAGTCCTCTCTACAGAGCCAAATCGCTTCTCAACAGCGGATTATTGCAGACCCTACCTCAGCTATCTCAGATAGAGAGAGGGATATTGTTAAAGGTACGCAATTTGGTGAAGCGGTGCTCGGACCAGATGGATTAGGGCGGATAGGAGATAGCGCTGATGTAAAGACCTCCTTAGAAGGTCTCAGAGAGGGCGCTCAGGGCTTTTCAGGTAAAGAAGCTACTGCACGTAGGGAATCCTCTTTACAGCAGCTACAAGGCTCTGAGCAGGGTCAGAATAGGGCTTTACAAGCTAGATTGGCGGCAGCTGGAGTTAAAGGCGGGGCAGCAGGTGGACAGTTGAGAAATCTGGCTGTAGGACAAGCAGGTGCTAGAGCCAATATGCAAAGAGATTTATTCATACAGGGAGAACAGGCTAAAAGGTCTGGGATACAGAGTTTATTCAATGCTTCTACTCACGTAGGGGAATTTGACTTAGGACAGGCTGCTAAAGAGAAGAATATCGCTATTCAGTCCGGCTTAGGCTTTGCCGATATGGGGATACAAGAAAGGACAGCATCTAGACAAGCAGCTTCTGCAAGGGCATCTGCTGACGCAGAGAGAGCGGCTGCTTGTCATATAAAAGGCACAAAGATATACATGATAGACGGATCTCTTAAGAAAATAGAGGATATTACCATTGGTGATGAGTTACAGGGTTATGGAGAGGTGTTAGGTACAGGACAGTTGATTGCGGGAGCAGATATATACGAATATAAAGGTGAGTATATGTCAGCATCGCACTTAATTAAGATGGAGGGTAAATTAGTATCTGTAAAGGAAGTAGGTAACTTGACTGAAATGCCTTTAGATACTATAGTTTATCCATTAGTGACAGAAAAGGGGTTCTATATAACTGAAGGTGGATATACTTCAGGGGATATGGTTACGGAAGAGGAGGAGACCCAATGGCTACACGATTCACGATACGAGCGTATGACCCAGAGGGGGACTACCACTACCTCGAAAAATGGTTTGGACAGTGGAAATGGCAAGTCTGGGATGAGAGATGTCTCCCTAGAGGAACTGGATTTTTTATCAGCTATAATGGAGAGCCAATCGTCTTCTCCTGTTATTACGCTTCAAACAGTATCCTCGGACAAATGGGCTTCACAATATCAGAGCGTGACAGAAGCGCTGCACTTCGCGGACTCGCAACCAAAAAACTTATATCTCACCTATTGGACCATGCTAGGAATAACGGTATTGAGCTTCTGTATTACGCTACAGATGATGAATCTAGGTTTATGGTAAATATGTTATCTAAACATGGTGGAATTGTAACAGATACTAAAGGTATATTACAGATTATACCTTTGTCAGATAAGATGGATAAACAAGTTAAAAATATGAAGGACTGGAAGGAATAGATGAGTAACGGTGAAAAAGGTAAAGGGGTATACGATAAATTTAGGAGATCTACTAGATATGCGGATAGTCTCAAGAAGAGATCCAAGCGCACTTCAACTAAAGTTGGTCCTAGTGGTGGTGGTCAATTCACTGTAAAAGGTGGATCTAAACAAGTAAGTGGTGGAAAGCCTAACTTTACAAGAGTTCCTAGTAATACCGGAGTACCTGCTACTATAAAGAAGAAGAGTATGGCAATTGCAGGAGAGGTGGTTGATAAAACTCCTTACCAAGGCACTACATTACCTGCCACCTTAGCTAAAAAGACTTCTAGATTAAAGAAATATGCCGGTAAGGCAGGGCGGTTTGTTGGGAAGTATGCCCCTAAAGTAGCGCGGGTCGCAGGACCGGTAGGAGCTGTAGTAGCTGCCTTAGACCAAGAACCTTTAGGCGAAGGGTCGGATGAAATTCCGGGCAGACAGGATAGTAGAGCACCTAAAGCAGGTGTTGCAGGAGCTGCAGTTGAACTTGTATTTGATCAACTCCAAGAAACTAAAATCCCTCTTAGAGGAGAGGCTAAGAAGTCCAGTGAGCTGAGATCTTCCTTAACTCAACAATCAGATGATGAAGAAGGTAAACAACAAAAGCAGGTAGAAGGGATAGGGATGTTACAATCCTCTCCAGAAGTAGCTCAAGTAGCTAAGGATTTAGTCGATAATGAAGATCTTGATGAGAAAACCAAGGGTGAAGTTATGGGACAGATTGATGCTATCTCTAAAGGTAAGGAGCCTCTAAAAGAGAAGGGTTCTATATCTGGTGATTTTACACAAGCTCTGACATACTTCTTACCTCAGATTATAGGTGGTTTAGTAGGAGGTATTGCAGAAGGTGGGGAAGGTGCTTTAGCAGGGTTACAGGCAGGACAGAAAATGAGATCCGGTCTAGATGCGTATGAATTAGAACGTGCTAAATTAGAAGAAAAACAAAAGAAAGGATCTAGAAAAAAGACAGATATTACACCGGGATTTATACACAAAGGGACAAAACAGCCCCTTACCACTAGAGAGACTGAAGAAGGAGTGGAGATTATAGATCTTAATAATAATATTGTAGATCCTTCGGAAGCTATATTTAAAGAGGATTATATTAACGAGAGAAGACAGGCTCGTATTGATGATAGGCAGGGTAAGAACTTAACCCTTAGAGAAGGACAGAGGATTGATAGTAATAAGAAGACTTTTGTAACCAGAGTAAAGCCAGAATTAGACTCTCTTAGACAAGTAAATGATTTAAAAGACTTATTAAAAGCAGATACTAGAATAACAGGTCTTATTGATTTCAAGATGGCTAAAGGTATTGCGGGAGAAGTTGGTAACTTAGCTGAAGGTGAACGGAAAGCTGCTGCTCAACTATTAGGATGGAAAGGTAAAGTAGAGGCTACTAAAGAGTGGTTTGTAGGAAGATTAGGTGAAGTTCGTAGAGAAGAGATTGAGAAGCTAATAGATATCATGGAAAAAGGTAATAAAAGCAGGATAAAAGAAAAGGCTTCAAGGCATTCTAAATCCGCCTCTAAAAGACTGAAGATAAAAGAAATGGAGTATGTACAAGAATTACTGGACGAAACAGGACAGGTATTTGAAGAGGACAAAAAACCTCTTATGTCCAATAGTCAGAAAAAAAGATTACAATTACTTAGAAAAAAATACCCTAATAGGAATTAACTTATGGCAAGCAGAAAAGAAGAACTACAAGAATTAGCTGAATTAGAAGAGTTAGAACAGCTCGAGGCAATGGAAGCACAGGAACAGGCTCCTGTACAAGAGCAACCCGCTCCTCAATCCGGTAGTCAATATGCACCGGGTCAAACCCATCGTATAGATCCAGAAACCAACCGTGCAGTAGAGATACCTGAAGAAGAGAGAGCGCCTGAAGAAAGTGCTCCTGTAGACTCCGTAACGGCAGGTCTTATTGAGGGAGTTCCTTTTGCTAAAGACGCTATATCAGCAGTCCAAGCTATAAGTGAATCTGTAACCAATGATACAGAGGAGACCATATCTGAAGTATACGGTAAATATAAAGAAAATTTAAAAGACATTGATGAGGATATAAATGCAGCAGAATCTGCTAATCCGTGGGCGTTTGCCGCTGGTGATATTGCAGGGGGTTTTGCATCACTGGGAGCCAGTGGTTTAAAAGGTGCCGTAGCAATTGGCGCTCTATCTGGTTTATCCAGATCTGAACAAAGAACAGTATCTGATATGGTTATAGGAGGTGCTTCAGGTGCAGTATTCCATGGTTTAGGTGTACTAGGTGGAAAGGCGGTTAAAAAAGGTATTAATAAGTTCAGGGGTATGGCTGCAGGTAGTACTAAAGAAGCAGTAGGAGCCTTAAATAAAAGAAGTGTAGGTACTATTAATAAACATCTTAATAAAACAGGGCAAACTGCAGAGGAATTCTCTGACTCTATGTTAAAACAGAAAGTAGGTGAAGAGAATTTGTTTAAGGTAGGACAGGAGTTTGAAGAGACTTTATCCAAGGTTCAATCTGTTAAGGCTAAAGTAGGTGAAAAGATTGGTGTTATATTGGATGATTTAGGTGATATTAAAGTGTCTCCTAAGAACGTCAACTCTCAACTAAAGAGGAAAATTGTAGACCCTCTCCTTCAGTCTGATTCTACTACCAAACGGGAATTAGGTAAAAAAATATCTAGGATGATTGATGAAGATACACTTAGAATATCAGAAATAGTTGAGGATAGTTCTAAAGGGACTATTATTAAGAAAGAGTTTGAAGAAGCATGGTCTGTAGGTAGATTACATAGACTCGGTAAAGATATTGCTGATGAAGTATTCCAAACTGCTAAAACCACAGATCCGGGCGTTCTGACAGCTAACTCACAAAAAAGAAAGATTGTAGGAATGATTTCTGGGATGGTTGAGGAGCATGTCGATAGTGCTGCCAGTAAACTAGACCCTAACTTATTAGGTAAATTTAAGAGAGCTAAAAAGGACTTTGGTAATTTAGCAGTATCCGAGGGTATCTTAGAGAAACACTTAGAAGGACAAGGTCACGGTTTAATGGGTAATATTAAAGACCTATTCTCTGTGAGAGGACTTGTAGTATCTGGTATTACATCCTCACTAGGAGTACCCCCTCAAGTAGCCTTAGCAATAGGTGCAGGGATTAATAGGCTTACCTCATCAGGCTCTCTAGGAGCCACTATGGCGATAGGATTAAATAAAGTATCTAAGGCTGTGGTAGCCAATCCTAATGGAGAGATTGCTAAAAGGCTTATAAGAGCCTCTGGCTTAACAATGAATGATTTTAGAAAAGAGTTAGGTTACTCCGTAGCCCAACTACAATTACAATCAAGTCCTGTGCAGAGAACTGTAGAGGACGTAATAAGTAATCAAAAATCCCTGTCCGTATTACTTCATGGAGAGAATGCCGATATGGGAGACAAATTCGATGCTGTCATGGAAGAGGGTAACCCTGAAGAAATAGCTGCTTTTATGGACGCTGCTAGTAAACATCCTAAAGCCAGTAAAATTATTGAGGAAGGTGTTGGATGGGGAGGTAAGGTATATACTCCAGAAGATAAACAGCAACTTGAACAATCTATTAGAGGATCTAAATTACCTTATGTAGAAAAGTTAAACCATATCAGTGAAATGAAGAAGACAGGGGCAATCCCTCAACTTGAAGAGCCAGTACCTTATCAAAAGAAGTGGCAGAAGAGGGATAAACAGGACTTTAAGTATTAGAGTTTAGGGTGATTCTTTTACATTTATCTACGAATTCCTCAAAACTCATAGTAGATTTCATTCTATTACATACCTTACAACAAGGAACGCAATTTGAAGATGTGTATCCTATACTGTTATCTAATCTATCTAAACCATTTACATCTCTAGAGTAGTTAGTAACTAGGTACTCATAAGTACAAGTATCTGAAGGTAGCTCATTGCAGTAATGACAGGGTAGATTGGTAAT